TTTGGCATCGGCTCACGGCCTCGGTCGGCCTCCGGGGTATCGTCTTCGACCTCAATCTCGGGTTTGCTGGCTTCAGCAGCATCATCTTCGACTTCCCACTGGAAGTCGTCATTTTCTTCACTCATTTGTGCCTCCTAGGCTCTATGCGCGCTTAATGCCGCGAGGGTCTTCAACCACCGCTTCGACAGCATCATCGTTAAGGATACGGAATTCCCGCCCATGGATTTTGACGCGGGTACCTGCGTGCGGGCGCACAAGGATAAAATCACCCTCTTTGCACCACGGACCGCTTGGGAACCGTTTCTCGTCCTTGTAGCAATCTGGACCCAGTTTCATGACGAACAATGTAACCGTCAGCAGTTCTTCGTGCTGAAGGGTAATATCCGCCTTGATAATGCCACCCTCAGTCTTCTCTTCGATATCCGGTAGTGCGCAAAGGATGCGATATCCGGATGGGTCAGGAAGCTGCTTAGGCCGCTCTTCGATAGGGATTTCAGACGCTGCGCCAACCTTGGGGATGGGTTTACCAGCTAAGTCGATAAGATTAGTCATCGTCAGCCTCCATGCGTTCTGCGGTTTCCATAAGGATATTGTTGGCGATGAGCAGCCCACGGTAAATGCCGCAAGCATACTTATAAGCCCCAAAATCTTCCGCATGGCCCATGGCCATATCTGACTCGATAATCTTCAACTCGTCCTGCATCTTTTTTGACAGATGCCTGAGTAGATCACTCATTCATTTACCTCTTGTGTTGTAGGAGAAACCGGTGCGGTTTCCTTTGGTTGCTGAGCTTGAGATATACTGTCGCGGGCAATTTCCACGCCTATCCTCAAACCCTCAGCCTCTTGTTTGGCGTCCAAGTCGTTCTTGGCCGTCGCAATTTTTGCACCGACTTGCATGCCGGCGATTTCCTTTTGAGCCTCGATCCGCATCTGTTCGAGTTCCAACTTGTCATGTTGGGAAGTAGCATCGATCATGAATTTTTGTTTCTTAAGATCGAGTTCGCCCTTCTTAAGCTCCAGTTCCTGCATCTGCATTTGGACGATTGGGTCCTGAGCCATCTGCTGGTTCTGTTGCTGCTGCGCCTCAGCCTGCTTCTTTTGTGAAAGCTGCTGTGCAGCGGCTGCTGCAAGGCGCGAAACCTGAAGTTCAATATCGGGTGACATCTCTGCGTCAGGCGGCGGAAGTGGAACACCGGCCTGCTCTTCTACCTGTTTGCGGTAGGAGAACGCCAAATGCTCCTGCATGTGGGCCTGCATAGCTGCCATAACGGCCTGACCCTGCGGGTTCTGACCAATCATCGCAGCAACCTGCGGGTCTTGCATCATCGACGTATGCACAGCGATATGTGCATCATGGTCTTGGTAAATAAATGCCTTGACCGGTTTGCCATTGATGACGTCCATGTTTTCAGACACGGGGTCACGTGGCTTCATGTCGTCACCGTCTTTGAGCGGGACGAGCTTCTCTGCATTTTGAATACCCAGCACGTCGAGCATCTGGCGATGCAGATAGGGCATATCGTAAATCTGCGGGGCTGTTTGAGCCAACTGCAGAACTGCTTGATATTGCACGATTTTCTGTGCCATCGTCGCAGCATTAGGGTCCGAAACCGGGATAACAGCGACCATATCATAGTCAGACTGCTTAGCCTTGCGGCTACCTTCTTCGGGTTCGTAGCTATATGTCGCTGGCGTATAGTCGCGGATGATGCCCTTGAGGAGCCGGAACTCCTGCTTCATCGCGTAATGGACGCGTGCCTGAATGGCAGACATGGACTTAAGCGTACGCTCAAGAATAGCCAGTGTGGTGCCCACAGGAGCCTGCCCAGACATGTCGCTAATCTTCGTGTCCGCTGCACCAGCAAAGCGACGGCCTTCCTCTACAATCGTCCCTAGGAGGCTGTAGAGAACCTGTGACGGCTACTTATAGGGCAACGGCATGATGTTATCACGCATTGTCCCCGAGGCCACATCGACATCCCGCCATTCGGCAGGAGCGATGGGGGTATCGTCACCCTTTACTCGAAGACCTTTAGTCTTAAACCCACCCGGTAGATTAGATAGAGTACCAGCATCGACAAGCTGCCGAATAAGACTGGTACCAGATTTAGCAAAAGCACCAATAAGGTGAATAAGGCCAAAAGCGTAGAAGCCAAAACCCGGAACATACGGGTAATGTACGAAGTGCTGGCGTTTGAACTTTTTCTTGTCATCTGGGTCCCAGTTCCGGCGAATGGACAGGATCGTCTGTGTCGCCTTCTCGATGGTTACAATGTATGGAAGAGCTATGCCTTCGTCTTCGTCGTCGCGGAATTTGTCATCTTCAAGGTCAAGTTCGACCTGCATTTCAAGCAGCTTGTAGCGGTCGTCCGTTGACGCCCTAAAGCCCATGCGGCTAGCGATGGCTTCCTCAACTTCGTCGAGGGTATCGACTGGATCGTCAAGTTCGATATCACGGTAGAACCCCGCTGCTTGCAGTTTAGCGACCTCATTGGGCGTCTTACGCATCACATGCGTAACGCGTGGGCTAGTCTCCAAATTGGATGCGCCATAGGGCACCACAACGTCCTCAGCAGCCACGTACATCGACGTCTGACGACCGAGTGATGGATCGTAATAGACCTTCTTGAACGCATTACCTGAGAGGCCCAACCCCCACAGCATACGCTCATGTTCAGGCCGATATTCGATCATCACATCGGTCAACTGGTAATTCATATCCGCTTCGACGCGGGCTGCGGCTTCTTTCTTTGCCGGCGTCTCTTTGCCGATGATTTCCGTCCGCACAGGCCCACGGGCTGGGAACGTCTCCATCATGGTCTCAGCTTGGAACTTGACCAGCGCTTCACTCAACAGCGGATGGTATACACCGCATGCACCAGGCCATGGCTCAGTGCGGTCATCAACCTTCATCCCAAGCAGTTCAAGGCCATCTACGTAGGTCTGAATCCAGTCCTTGCGGCTGGAGACGTCCTCGTCAAACTCACCGAGCAGGTCACCGGCAAGCTCAGTAAGAGCGCCTTCGTCCATATCTTCGGCAAGGTTTTCGTTAAATTCGTCATCTTCCTCCGCATCGGGATCAATGTGGATCGTCGTATCACCCGCGTGAATATCCACGCTTTCAGGGTCTTCGATCTCGATTTCCAGAGCAGGTTCTTCGTCAAGCATATCTGCTGCGGAAAGGCCAAGCGGGGCTTGGTTCAAAGCTTTATCGACGGCCATTATTTCGTTCCCTTGAGCGTAGCCCGGTTGGTTTTGGGGTTATATGTGTACTTACGCGGTGACTTACCGCTCAGTTTAGCCGCCCGATCAATCGCACGCTCTTCAGCAGTCATAGCGTTACGCTCACGGCCCTTAGCAGTAAGTGTTCCATCGGAGTTCATAAGGCCACGTTTTTTCAAAATCTCATGGGCAAGCTTCTCGCTACCGACCTGTGCGGCCAGCCTATCTACGATCTGATTGCGTCCCATGTGCTTCTGGGTAGCCATTAGTAATATCCCTGATTGCGGTTCCGCTTGAAATACTGGATTTCATCGGGTTCGTCTAGGTTAGTCGTAATATAACCGCCCCTGCGGAACCTGTGCATAGCCATAGATACCGTATCAACATAGTCATCGTTCTGACCAGCGGGGAATTCAGCCACTTCATCGATCACTTCTTCGGCCCACCGAGAAGCAGGTGCCCACACCCGTCCAGAGGCAAAGAGGTCGCTCACAGCATTCAGACGGGAGATTTTGTCGTTCCCCCGTGTAGGTGTAAACTCTTGTACCGGTATCCCCATGGCCCTCATCTCGTAGATCAAAGGCGCACCTGAAGCCTTTTTCTCGATAATCACGCTGTCCGGTTCCCACTCGCGGTACTCCTCAATGGCGCATTGCTTCAGTTCTGGGAACTCCATACGGTCTCGGAAGGCATTCAAGAGGATGATGTTAGCCTGTTCATTGCCTGCATCGTCAGGATGGTAGAAGACACCCCATGTAGTACATGCCGAATAGTCAGCACGTTGCGTCTTCTCGAACGCCGTATCCCACGACTGAAGGATGAAGTCACACTGGGGTGGCTTGTCGCTTTCCCACTCCATCCACCATTCGCGTTTGACGATAGCAGCGCTTTCAGAGATTGGGTTCTGCTGATACTGCGCCATCCACTTGGAATTCGGGACGTCGCGCTTAACTTTCTCAAGCTCTTCAAGCTGCCAAAATTCTGGCCACAGTGGCTTTTCAGACGGCAAAATTGCTGGAAATTCAATGACTTCCCACTCATCGAGGCTATCATTAGCCGCTGCATCTTTGAGGATTTGCCCTGTTAGGTCACGCTTCGACCACCGCGTCATGACGATGACGATAGCGCCTCCAGGCTGCAGACGCTGACGAGGTCCAGAAGTGTACCATTCGTAAGTTTTATCATAAATATCTGGATTTACTTCCGCAATGGCAGCTTCCTGCTCCGAGTGCGGGTCATCGATGATGAGCACGTCGGCCCCTTTACCGGTTACAGCACCGCCGATCCCGATAGCGAAATAATCCCCGCCCTTACTTGTGTTCCATCGTCCAGCTGCCTTAGAGTCCGAGGCCAGAACAAGGTCGGGAAAGATGTTGTGGTAGACCTCAGTATCGACGAGGTTACGCACTTTACGCCCAAAGCCTACAGCTAGCTCGGCTGTATGGGACGCCTGAATGATTTTTTTGCCAGGATATTTACCTAGGAACCATGCAGGCAGCAGGTAACTGGCAAACTCACTCTTGGTATGGCGCGGTGGCATGTTGATGATGAGCCGCTTGCACTCGCCACGAGCCACACGCTCGAACGCATCTGCCATCTTGGCATGATGACGACCGGCGATGAATGACGGCCACACGGCCTCGACGAACTTAATGAACCGATCTTGGGCTAGCTTCTTGAACTTAAGCTCTTCAAGCTTCTCCAACTCAGCCAGCAGTTGCTCCTGCTCAGCCAGACTTAGCGCCGGCAGGATTGCCGGTATGTCGCTTAGGGAGATGTTCTCGAAGGGTGAGGTCATTCCTCTTCTTCACCCTCTGGTTCTTCGACCTCTTCCTCTTCGTACGCTTCAGGCGCACCAGAGAACACACCAAGCTCTTCATCGAGGTCCATACCCACAGGCGTCACGTCAATGATGTCGGCGTTCAGCAGGCGCTTGACGCGCTCCTTGATGGCATTCTCAAGGCTCTCGGGGTTGGTATAGTTGATGGTGATCTCACTGCGCTCAGTGAACAGTCCGATGTCCGAGTGCTTACCCAGTAGCTCCAGCGCCTTAAGCTCGTACTTAATGTCCCCGCAATCGGCGATTTCCATTAGCTTATGGGTAATAGCAGCACGCGCTTGGGCCGCATCAAATGCCAACATCTGTCCGTAATTGCGCAGGAATGACGCAGTGGCATAGGCCGTGTTTGTTTTGGTCAGGGCTGGATTGAGGTTGTTGCGGCCAGTCGCGTTGCGCTTGGCGTCCCTGATCAGGTTCTTAAGCTTCTCCTGATCTGCCTTGTCCGGCAGTTCCAAGGGCGCACCCATCTCCACCTGTAGCTCGGCAGTGCTGCCGGCGACCTCTATCTCTTCAATGAGAGTCTTAGGTTTCTCGTCGTCCAAACTATACGGCACCTTATGTGCTTTGGTAGGCTGGACTTTAATCACGGGCATGTGGCGCAGCGTCCGGTTTGAGGGAGCAGGCGCGTCTTATACAGGGTTATTTTTGGTGGCGTCAACCTCTATGCTTATGCCCTGCCTCTTTGTAGGTCTTCTTCCTGTGGCAGTTGGCGCAGCGGACGTCGCACTTTTCTATCTCCAGCTTGACGCGTTTGAGCGACATTCCCAAGCTAGTGGCTTCGCCGATGTTGAACTCTTTGTCCCGAAAATGGTCAAATTCTAGAATTACGGGATCAGCCGCGCCGCAATCCACGCAGGGGTGGTTAAGTAGGTAGGCATATATCCACCCTCTGACCCTGTTTCGCACATCGCGGGTGTGGGCTTTGGCCTTGGCTTTGACGGCATCTTTATTAGCTTCGTAATAACGACGCTTGGCTTCCTTCTGCTTGATAGGATCGCGGCCTGCCATGGGCACGGCGTATAGCAGAAATGCTATAGTTTGATGAAACGAAAAGGGGATAGGCAAAGGACCAACAAAACCTACCCCCTTCCCGAAAGGAGGTGTCTATGTCTGCCCTAGAAGGACGAGGGGGATAATACATAGCAAAAATGATATGTAAAGGGGGTGAGTGCTGGCCAGCTAAAGCCCCGGTCGAGACCGAAACATCCCACCCCCCTATCTACGCCGCGAACAGCGCAGGATGCAGGGACCCCCCGCAGTGTGCTTCACTACTAAGCTGATCAAGCCGTTCGCATCGAGAGGCCGGGGAGGTCGAGGCCAAAAATATATACCCTCTGTATATACGTCGTCAAGGTACCATTGACGGGGGGTGTTTCTATATGCGTGTCACACGGATGCTAGTTGGATTTTAGAGGGGGGTACCCCTAGGGAAACTTGGTGTGATGTGATCGGTTGTGCATATTATTATGTATATAGATGAGCGGGACTCCGAAGCCAGTTTCGGGGGGTGGGGGTGCGGTGGGGTCGCGCCCGCTCGGATTATGATACCCCGCCCCCAGGCGCGTCCAGGCGCGCACAGAATAGACTCCCGCAGGGATAACGATTCCCACGCGATATCTGCTTTGTGATTAGGGCCAAATCCCGATTCGTTTTGGGCGTCTAGCTAGCCCCCAAATGGCCCGCGCATCACTAGGCCATGTCCAAATATACCAGCCAAAACCCGCGGAATTCCGCCATTGTAAAAAAACTTATTGACGCTGTGACACAGTATCGACTAGGGAACGAATCACCTATTGAGGAAAGGATAACCAAATGCTTAAGTTGATCAAAGCTTGCGAAGATAACATCCACAATCACGATGTGCTGCCTAAGTTGCTTGACCAGCTGGCAAAGTATGATCGGAAACATCCAATGGCGCGGGTGCTGTTAAGCCCTAGCGAACAAACCCTTGTTAATCTTTTGATCGGGAGCAACTAATCCATGACTAAGCCACTCGCAAAATCGCTTCACACTGTCACTGTGCTAGTCCGTGTCGCGCTCGATATCCAAAAGCGCAATCCCGATAGGGATTCGTTTAGCGCCGTCTATGCCGCGCTTGATCTATTGGGCCTTGACGATTCAAACGATGACCATGGCCTAGTGTCCGCCACGCTCAAACAATTGGGCAAAATCGCTAAGTATTAATCACACCAACGGAAAAGGATTTTATCATGGCTAATGGATTCATTCTCTATCAAGGCCCGAGCGCCATTGACGGCGCGCCGATTGTTGTCATTGCAACGGGCTTTGCCAATAAGACGGCTAATGCCAAAACAGGCGATATGATCCAAACGTGGATCATTCGTTCCGATATCGCGCCGAATGATGCAATCAAAACAGGCGATGACTCTAGCGTTTGTGGTGATTGCCAACACCGGCCGGCTCGGCGTGCCGAGATTGAAGCCAAGGGCGAATCATTTGTCCCCTGCTATGTCAAAGTATGGCAAGCGCCGCGCTCTATCTTTGAGGCTTACAAGCGCGGGATTTATCCTGTCGCTAGCCATGCCGAGATTGCCAAGCTTTGCGCCGAGCGCATGGTACGCATTGGCTCTTATGGTGATCCATATGCCGCGCCGATTGCATTGTGGCGGGCAATGACAAGCCAAGCCAAGGGATGGACGGGGTATACGCACCAATGGCGCAAGGCGGGTGTGGATTGGGCAAAGCTTGTCATGGCAAGCGCCGACTCATTGGCCGAGATGATGGAAGCGCATAAGCGCGGGTTCCGTACTTTCCGAGTGACAGCCAAGCCATTTGAGAACGTCAAGGGGATTGAAGCCATCTGTCCCGCCTCAA